ATTGCTTAGTGTGCAAAAAGAAAGAGCAGGAATTAAAGACCAAGCCTTTTTTATCAATACAAAAACCCTAAATATTAAAAATACCGACTTACAAAACGCTAAAATCAGCAATAAAGAAGAAGCTTTTATAGAAAAAGTTTTAAAGCTTTTAGAAGAAAAAAGCCTAAGCACAAGCGAGATTTTATCAGCCCTTGATGTAAGCAGAAGTGATAATTTTTCAAGGAATACTTTAGAGAAATTTAAAGGTGTTTTTTGGGAAAGTGAGCTTGGCGGGGAAAATGGTCGCACTTTTGTTTGGAAAAGTTTAAAAGCTGACAATAAAGACAGCAACGACAAAGAATTAAGCTTATTTGGGGATGAGTTATGAAATTTAACCCTCCAAGTAAAGAAGATTTAATTAAAGCCATTGATGAGTTTAATACTAAAAACTCTTGCTCTATCCCCTATTTTATAGCAGAAAGCTTTATAAATTATTATAAGCAAGATGATGGAAGGTGGCTCATGGCTAATAAAAAGCCTTTAAAATGCTGGAAAAGAGCACTTAATTCAACTTGGCTTCCAAAGTTAGCAAACAAATATAAAAACAAAGATAAACAAAAAGCTTTAGCTTCTTGGCTAGAAGAGGAGTTTTAATGGATAATGCAAAAGAGGCACTAAAAGAGCTTTTTGGTATTAGTGAAGTTCAAGCAGTGGTTATAGAAAAACTTTATTTTAAAGCCAAAACACCAAAAGATATATTAGGCTTTAAAAAATACTATGATTTAACCATGTTAAAAAAGCAATTTGTTGGTACAAGCTATGAAAAACTTTCTCTTGTGTGCGCCTTTGCAGAGCTTGATTTAAACTTAAGGTACAAAAATATAGAGTCTTTTTTAGAATGGCTTTTCATTTCATTTTCAAATCGTTTTATTTTTCAAACAAAAAAAGGAGATTTCTCATATTCTTTTGTACTTAGATATTATGATGGTAACATTGTTTATGATGAGTTAGGAAAGCCTGTTTTAAAGCATGTTGATTGTGGAGATAATCTTTATTTTATTAATGCTAATAAAGAGCTTTGTGATGAGCAAAGAAAACCACTGAATGTAGGAGAGTTTTATAATAAGCTAGTTGAATATATGTTTAAAAACCAAGATAAAATCATTTTTGATAATAAAATTGAAATAAGTCCTGTTATTAAAACTCAAATTCCTAGCCAAACTAAAATAAATAAAGATTACGAGCAAAACTATTTAGAATACAAAAAAAATCAAGATAAGCTTTATAATGCAAATATTGATAAATTTACTTCAAAACTAGAGCAAATTTTAAAGGCTAAAAAATGAATACTCAAAACACTTTAAAAAAGCACTTAATTAAAATCATTCATACTTTAAGAAAAGATGCTAATTTAAGCGATGATGAAAGCTATCGCTGGGTTTTAAATGAAAGATATGGCAAAGCTTCAAGTAAGGATTTAAGCATAGAAGAACTTAGAGACTTTGCTATAACTTTGGGTTATGATGAGAATTTTTTAAAAAAGCAAAATACTAAAAAAGCAAGGTATTTTAAAAAAGAAAACACTAAAAGCGGAAGGGCTACAAAAAAGCAACTTAATATGATACAAGCCATTTGGAGTAAAAATGCTAAAAATCCTACTCAGTGGGCTTTAAGAGAGTTTATTAATAATATTATTAAAAAACGACCTTTGCATCTTTGGTATTTAAGCGTTGAAGATGCTAATAAAGTTATCCTAGGGCTAAAAAATTTAGAAAACAACAGCACACATTAAGCCAAACGAAGCTAATGTTGTCTCATCAAAACAAAAGGAGATTAAAATGATTTTAGAAATACATTCTTACGATGCAGAGTTTTTTTTAACCTTAGGCATAGAAAAACACTCACAAATTGCCTTTGCCGCAAAAAGAACAAGCCTTGAAATAATGCATAATGGAATCACTCATCAGATTAAAACTGATAAAGATTTTGGGATTTTGCTTAATGTGGTTTGTAATATCAGAGAAAAACTTGATGAGAGTTTTGATGAAGAAGATAAAAGCTTGGTTATTGATATAGATGAAATTGTGGCTAAAGTTTGCAAAGAATTAGAGTAATTCTCTAATTCTTTTTTCTTTCTCATCCATAGGGTATTGTTTATCCCAAGCCTCCATAAGTTTTCTTTCTTGGTCGGATAATCTGATATTATAAGTTTTGCTCATATATAAATAGCTTCTTGCAATCCAGCCTTTAGAATAATTTGCAGGATAAAATCTTTTTGCTTTAAAATCAGTATAAACCTTACAATTTCCATATTGAGTATATTTTAAATTAGTAGGAGCCTCAGCATATCTAAAATTGCTTCTATCCCCATTTATCTCTCCTATGGCTGGGACTAGGTTTTGTTTATCGGCTTCCATTTTTGCAAAAGTTGGATCATTTTTACAAGCTTTTCTGCCACCTTCTTTCCAGCAAGGTAAATGCTTTCCAAAGTTTTGGGCGGGCATAATATGCTCCCATTCTATGCGTTTGATTCTTTGGTTAATTTTTCCTTTTTTGGTGTATTCGTTTCTAGGAGCATATAAATCACTTTTAATCACTTCAAAACTAATATATTTGCCTTTTTTATTAACCTTAAAAGGTGCTTGACAATAAAAATCATACCAATAAGAGCTCCCTAGATCATTATAAAATTTTACTAATTCTTTTTTGCTTTCTTCAAAACTTTTAGCATTTAATAAGCTTAAAGCAAGTATTAAAACGCTTATTATTTTTTTCATTTATTCTCCTTTTTATTTTTTAAAATTATACCCTACTAAATAAAATTTAGCTTTTTTGCTATAATTTGCAAAAACACTCAAATAGGACTAGCATTGCTTAGCAATAACGAATACTTTGAATATTTTATTGATTTTGTGAAAAATAACGACAAACGAGAAATCTTAAAAGAATTTGGCGGTGCAAATATTTACATACCAAGCTATAAAACCTTACTTAGAGATGAAGAATTAAAACAGGATTTTAAAACACTCATAAAACAGGGAATAAGCACTAAAAATGCAAGTGTGGAATGTGCTAAAAAATATGATTTAAGTTTAAATGCTGTGTATTTAATCACTAAAGAATTGAGAGAAAATTTAGAACCAAGTTTGTTTTAGCTCTCAAACTCCACACTAATTATATAAGCTTGGTCATTAAAACTATGACTCACGCTTTTAATACTAAATTCATAATGATCCATATTAATATCTTTAATCTTTAGTTTTCCACCTGCTCTTATTTCTCTTCCTATAAGCTCACATCTTCCATTTAATCCACCTTTTTGAAGCTCATTGAGTTTTGCTTGTGCTTTTTTAAAAGCTTCATTATCATTTTTTGGTTGTGAGATTTGCATTTTATATATATTCTCCCCACTTCCTACTTTTATGCTTTTTATCTTTGCCTCATTTATATCTTGCCATTCTGCTATTACGGCACTATATTCATTTCTAGCACTTTCTGAAATTTCTAATGAAATACATTCTTTTAAAGTTATTTCAAATAAGGGTAAATTTTCATTCTTACTTGTAATATTTGCAGCATTATCACCAATCTTACCATCTTTTGGTGTTATAATTAAAGTATTTTCTTTTACACAGCAAATAAAGCCATAATCAAAGCATATACTATATAAGAATTCTAAATTACTTTGATTATTTTGTAAAATACTTACTATATTTTGATCCTCTCCACTTGTTTTGATTTTTAGATTGTTTTCATTTGCGATTTTTCTTGCTATGGTAAAAAGAGTAGTGTTTTCAAAGCTTCTTGTCTTTTTCTCTTTTATATTAACGCTGCCTTTTCCACTAAAATTAATAGCACTTGCTCTAACTTCAGTAGTATTTGAAGTATAGTTTTTACTCACTACATTCACACTAAAGCTTCCACATTTATAAAGCTTTTCAAAGCCAAGCCAAAGCTCTAAACTATCCCCAAAAAGTGGCTTGGAATAAAGCCCAAAAACACTTAAACTTATCTCATCACTTTCAGCT